CCACCCGTAGCTTTAGCTAGTTGGTCAGCGATATTAGGGAACTTAATGTCAATTTTTTTGTTTGACAGAGAGTCAAGCTTGTCTCCGAACTTGCCAATATCCAGAGCTGCGCCATTGACGGCGCTCGCCATACCCTTGAAAGCTCCACCGATAAACGGTAAGTGGCTGGCAGCTTCAATTACCTTGCCGATAGCCCCTACCAGGTAGCCAAAGGCGTCTACAACGAGCTTGAGAGCGTCTACAACTATCTTTCGGAAGGTTTCTGAGGCATTCCATAGTTTAACGAATCCAGCTACTGCTAAACCAATTATTGCAATAATAGCCACAATTTCTCCGTTAGCTTCTATCCAGGCCTCAGCTTGAGCATAAAGAGATTTTGTGACATTTACTATGACGGCTAATAAAATTGTGCCAATTACCAGAGCTACAGCTTCTAAAGCTGCTTTGTGATTAGCTAGCCACTGAACAGAATCAATAAACCAGCTTTCAAGCTTTGTTAATACTGGGAGAAGAAGAGCTCCAATTTTTTCTTTAAGATCCTCTGTCTGAGCTCCCATAATTTGTAGCTTGCCAGCATAGGTCTCAGCATAGGCAGCAGCTTGACCGCCGATCTTTTGATTAAGTTCGTCAAAAGCTTTAGTAATAGCTTGGTTTTTAGGCAGGTTAGTATCTAAGACAATACCAAACTCGCGAAATGCCCTGGCAGCACCAGTTGTACCGCGCGTAAGGACGGTTGCAGCTTGAGCAAGATCTTCGTGCTTGAGGCGAGCGTAATCCGCAGCTACACCCATAAGCCTTTGAGACTCAGTAACTGATCCAGTCGCCGTAATCATCTTTGTTAAAGCTTCGCGGGTATCGTTAGCCTTAAAGCCTAAAGCTTCCATTGAGGTTGTAGATTGTTCAACAGCTTGACGGTTAGCGTCTGTGTTTTGTTTTGCGTTATTCATAGCTACGCCGAGGGCTGCTATAGAAGTTTGAGCGCCCTCAGCTGCTTTTACTGAATCTTTAAGAAATCCCTCGAATGCCTGAATACCCTTTTGGATTTCTGAGCTGGCAAAAGTACCGAGCATAACGCTCTTGAGATTAGTGAACTTACTAGCTGTCGCCTCAGCTGCAGCCGAAATACTTTTAATGCTGGTGGTCGCCTGATTGACCCCAGTCTGAACCCCAGAGGTTTCAAGATTGACGGTGATATTTAGTGGAGGGATCTCACCTGCCATTGACTATCCCCCTAAAGGCCTATAAGCGTAAGCAAGAATCTGACTGAGCTGACCTGACGTAACAAGAGTTGTCAAAGCAGGCTCCATATAAGGATATTTTACCCCACTTGTCCACTTGCCACCGCCGAGTTCAAGTTGTCTGGCATAAACAGCACCAGCTCCGACCTCAGCTGTATAAGTACCAAAACCTCTGCGACCAGAAGAATATGTCATAGAAGTTAAAAGAGTTCCCGTACCTCTGTTAGGACCGTTATTAGATCCGATATGAGGACCGTATTTGTAATACTGCTTGCCTGCGTTTGGTCCGCGCGTGACCGTCATACGCACTGGAGGATTAGGAGCTGAATCAGCATTTGTTTTAGCGTTGATATACGCCTGGCGAGCTATTAAGCCCATAGCGTTACCGCTAGCTTGATCAAAGCGATTAAGCCAGCGCTGCATACCAGCTTGAAACTCAGAAAAATTGTCAGCCACTACGGTTATTCGCTTTCTCTATCTGCTCGCTTTTTACTTCTTCTAGGGTATCAGCGATAGCTAGTAGCCAGTCGGACTTGCCAGCTGGTAGATCATCTACCTGATCTGGAGTCCAGCCAAAACGATCTGCGAACTTAAAATACCGCCACTCTTCATCTGGATAATCCATATCCTCGTGGCGTTGAAAGCCCTGGAGTCTTGACTTTAGGCGTTGGAGCTTTCTGTAGGCGCTTTTGGGTCTTTTTCAGTTTCCTCAGTCTTAACTAAAGCAGGAAATAGAACTGCGCTAACTTCTTCTGAAGCTTTTACAAGAGCGTCATAATCTGCAATTTCTAGCTCTTCTAATGACTCGGGCTTAACAGAAGGAATAATTAGGTCGTAGGACCATTCTTCAACGATTGTAGAGATAAGAGCTTCACTGAATGCTAGACCTTTAGCAATATCGCCAGTGAGACCGTCGCCAGCTTTGATCACACGGTTACGATCCTTTACTCTGAGAGTAGCTGGATCCTTAATAGTGACGGTAGCTCCAGAGGGGAGCGAAATCTTCTTACTTGCCATTTTTGCCTCCTATAGGTTTCCTCATATCTTAGAGGATAAAAGCCGAGTAGGGGAATCGGCGAGGCAAAATCTAGCCGTGTTCCCCTACTCGATATTAGGGTTTATAGGTAAGCAGTAGTTACAGCGTTTTTAATAACCCACTTGATAGGTGAGTATCCGACTGTTCCAGAATCTGTGAGGTTACCTTGAGCGTTGATATCAACGAGAACTTCTACGAAATCCTTTGAGCGTTCGATAACAGCGAGTGTGTATGCACCCTTTGTAACGGTAGCTTGGATTTGAGTCTGTGAAGCGCCTGAGCCTTGAGTCCAGTTGAACACAAGAGTTGGTTGAGTATTTGTGAGGTAGTTTGTGAGCTGTGCGTCAGCTTCCATAAGGAAAGTGACCTTGCCTGTGACTTCAAGAGCTCCTACGAATACCTGGTAAGGATTTTGGGTATTTCCGATACCAAAGATAGGGGTTACTGGACGCTTCATATCTATATTTCCAGTAGTCGCGTTAGAGACCTGGGTTCCAGCTACTGAAACTGTGCCGTACCAAACAGGGGTAGGTAGGACGGTTGAGAAGCTAGGAGTAGGAGTTGAAGCTGTAGCTGAAAGCCAGCCAGTAGACTTTGCGTCGTACTCAAGAAGTCCCTCAGCTGTGAACTTGAGAGAGAAATCGTGGAATTGTTGTCCTGCGTAAGCGCGGGTGTTAGTTGCATAGAAATCAGTCATTGTGAAGGCAGCTGGTTGAGCGTCTGCAGCTGCTGTAGCTGAGTTTTTAAGAGCAATAGTGTGGACGTACGGTGCTGAGCCTGAAACTACATCTTCACCGAGAAGTCCTGCGATTGGATAGCCGATTGTGTCCGCAAAAGCTGCTCCACTAAAGTCGAATGTAGAGTTTCCGCGACCTTGAATGTAGTTGTAATTCTTAACAAGTGATCCACGTAGACCCTCATCATAGAGAGCTCCGTACGTATCAACTGGCTTGAGGGTAGAAGCTAGGACAGGGATAAATACAGTCGGTGTAACTGGTGTTCCCTTTGTTGTCTCTTTAGCAATACCTACGTACGAACGGTGTGTATTTTGTACTGACATTTACTCACGCTCCTTGCGTTGTAGCAGACGGGGCTGCTGGTGTCGGTGCAGCTGCAGCTGCTTTTTTAATTGCTGTTGCAGGAGTTACGTCGGCTGCCGTGAAATCTGCTGGAGCCTCAAACGTGTCGCCTGGTTTTACTGTCAGTACAAGCGTAGGAAACTCACGATCGCCGTCGCCTGTGTAGGTGTAGCTTGCCATTTTTCTCCTATGCCTGGATCATTTCAGTTACATCAAAACGAATCTCTGCGAAAGTTTCAGTAGCGCCGTTGTCTGACGTTATAGGCTCTCCGTAAAGAGTATCTATCGCAGGCTCGGCACCCTGCCACACCAGATTTCCAGTCGTATCACCGAATCTATGATCTGCTCGCAGCGTTGCCTTAATGTTGTCTATAAGTGTATCAAAATCTGTCATAGCGTCCTCGGCGTCTCTCTGCATTGAATGGTGAAAGACCTGTAGAACGACCGTGAAGTCCACTTGTTTCCAGCCGTTAGTAGCTCCACCGATAGCTATGCGCTTTTCACGTTCACTCTGAATAAAGATTACAACTGCAGCTCTGGAAAGCTGTCCAGCCGTCGCATTGACCTGGTAGTTAATGCGCTTTGGGAAAGAAGTAAATATCTGATTAAGCCCACCGATATTGGCATTTGTTAGATATGTATAGAGCGTAGCTCGTACACCTGTGCGACCTGCCATTTATCGAACCTTACGGAATGGACGCAGTAGCTCCTTAGCCAGTGCAAGGTCAGAGCCGATAATGTCTTGAACGCTAGGACCAGAAGAAGGTCGAGTAGTAACTGCCATAGTTAAAGAGTTATCACCGCGAACCTTGAGGAAGTCTGTGACCACCAGGATCGCAGCTTCTTTGACAGCTGCAGGCATACCTGAAAAAGTTGCGTTTGTATGGTTGTAGGCCATAGCTGTTGCAAGCGTGACTGGGTTAGCTCCGTAGGTGTAGTTAGAAGCCACCTGGAGGCGCTCGCTGTACTGACCGTCGTAGAAGTTAATAACCTGTCCAGGCAAGATACCGACAGGGTTAGCTACGGTAACGCTCTTTGATCCAGCTGTGCCTGTGCCAGTGGTATTAACGTAGCCAGCTGTGTAGTTGTAATTGACGTAGATCTGGGATCCAGTCGAAGGTGGGAAACCAAAGGCTAAAGGCCCCTGAGAGCTGTATGAGAGGCTTGTCTGGGCGATTGGATAGATCACCTTATCCGACTCGAACCAGAGTGGTGTGAGGTCATTTACGACCGTTAAATTGGTAGGTGTAGCGCCATAGCTAAGAGAGCTAAAAGCAATAAGAGGAGTGATCTCGGGACGGATAATGAGATTACCTTGGGGAGTCATACGCGTACGCTGCTGCTCGGTCATTGTGCGAGCAATTAAAGACTGGTTGAGGTGTGTGTTGATCCAGGAGCTAGCGCGACCAATAACAGTTAAGAGCTCTGCGTCTTGTTGAGCTTGAGTACCGCCTACTACAAGGTTGTCATAGTCAATAGCTGTAGGGGCATTTTTGTATTCAGCAATACTAAGGTATTCGTCATCTTGATAATACGGTGTGTTATTAGTTACCACTGGTGTTGTCATACTCTATATCCCCATCTGTGCGTGGCGTGGATTCGTACTCGTGTCCGCACCGTGAGCACTTTCTAAACCACGATCCGAAACCACATTGAGTACAAGTGTACCCTCGCTGACGGTCTCCAGGATTGTAAGCATTGAGAGAAGCCTCTACAAAGCCCTGGTCTTTTAGCGCTTTAATATGAGTTTTATTAGTAACCTCGTACAAACCAGACTTATCAGCTCTATAACGAGTAACTCCAGATTGACCTTTGATATTAGTTTCTTTTACGTGTCCGTCGCGTGGTACTAACCGTGCCATTTTTGCCTCTCTTAAACGATAAAGGGAGAGAGCCAAAGCTCCCTCCCCGTATCTTATTCAGTTTTTACTTATGCAGCTGTGATTCCTGAAACGATACCGTTCCAAGCTGGAGCTGTGCAGAAGAATGTTCCGCGGAAGTAAGTTGAGAACTCATAAGCGAACTGAGTGACAGGCCATTGGATACCCATATAGTCCTGAACGAGGTAGTTAGACCAAACGTCTGAAACCTCTGTGTCAGGGATCGGAAGGGTCCAGCTAATTACTGGAGCCACTCCTTGTGGGAGCCACGGATGAACGATTAGGTCCACTGATTTTCCTGTTACTTCGTTCACAATTCCACCGACGACTGAACCGAGGATTGCTCCTGTGGTTTCATCTTGAGTGATATTGAGACGGTAGTTAGCGTTAGCTGCACCCTTGATTGAGTCAGATAGCTGCTTGCGATCTGAACCGTTGATCAAGATAGCGTCTGGATCTGCCTTTACTGAATTGTATAGGCCAGCGAACACTGATTGGAACTCTGTTCCAGGGTTAGTGTTTGAGAATGTTCCAGCGATATTGTTGATATATCCGCTGCTTGATCCAAGTAGTGTAGGAAGGATTCCGTCATAACCTGTTGAGTAAGCAGAAGTATCAGAAGAAGCGCGTGTAGCTACTGCGCCTGTAGTTGTATATGGAGCCTGGTTTCCTGTTGAGGAAGTACCTGTACCACCGAGGGTGAATACAGTTCCAGTTGTACGGCCCTGGTACTTAGCATTAGCTGCACCAGTAGTTGTACCTACATATACGTTGTAAGCAATAGCTCCTGTTACAGGAGAGATTGTTACTGTAAGAGCTTGTGAAGTTGTAGCTTGTGACTGTACAGAAGTCAATACTGACTCACCGAAACCAGTTGAAGATACACCAGCGTCTGCTGTTACATAGACGTAGTAAGTTGCGTTTGTAAGAGCTGTTACTGAACCAGTTGCTGTTACAGCAGCAAGAGTTACTGTTGAAGGAGCTGCAAGAGCGCCTGAGTAACCAGAAGCTGTACCGCGACCCATCAACATCATTCTTTCTTCCATCAACATTGTTGCGTAAAGTGTTGAGGTTGAAGATAGCTGACGTAGATCTTGATATCCAAGACCTGAGAAGTTAGCGTCGAAGCTAACTGAGTCAGATAGTGAGTATGAGTTGTACGGTAGAACGATATCGTCTGCTGTGTAGCTGATCTTTGGTCCACGCTCGAAGTTGATTGAACCGAAAGCTGTGGTTGTGGTCTCACTCACGCCAGGCCAGATTTGGCCCTGTCCGCCCGTGCCTGTGCCCGTATAGCCAGTAATGCGCTTTACACGGTGTGAGGTACCGACTCCCTTTTTACGAGGAATACGGTTACGAAGTGGTGTTGGACGTGGTGTTAGGAGCTTTGCAGGAGCTTCCAAGTCGAACGCAGCAAAAGAAGTGCTGAGTGGGCTTGTAAGAGAAATATCCTTTTGGATATCTTGCATAGCTAGACGTTGAGCTGAGATTGCGTTATTCAAGCCAGCTAGAGCGTCTGGTGTTAATGACTTTGTAGCAGCCATAGCTTCAAGAGCTGACACTGGGTCAGCAACTGGAGCTTGTCCTGGAACTGAGGAACCAGAAGAGAGAGCCTTTCCAAGCTCAGCCTGGTACTCGTCCATACGCTTAGCTGCCTTCTTAGGTGATTCGACGTCTGAGAAGAGGTCGGACGCCTTTGGAGGTGTAAGAGCCAATTTATTTCCTTTCGAGTGGGTTAGTGAATTAGTCCTGGTCTACAGGCTTGCCAGCTTTAGATAAAAACTCTTTTTCTAAAGACTTATAGCCCTTAACCAGAATTGGATCAGAGGTTGCTGCTGCCTTAGCTTTGTATTCCGCAGCCTTGAGCAGTAGCTCGTTTGTTTGTGTCACAGCAATACGTCCAGTGCGCTTTGGCCCACCAGAGACTGCTGCTGACTTTGCTGTTACGAGCTCTGATTCAAGTGCTACCGCCTTTTCCTCAGCTGCCTTCGTTGCAGCTTGAAGTGAAGCGATCTCTGCCTTGACTGATTCAGTCGCACTCTTTACAGCTTTCTCTACGATCTCAGCTACAGCTGACTCGTCGAGAATATCGTTTGTTGCAGCTTCCTCAGCTGCTGGAGTTTCCTCAGATACTGCAACCTCTTCACCCTCAGCTGACTTGATTGAGCCACCGAGTTGATCTGGAGTCATAATGGTTGCAGTTGAGACGTTAGCCGTTGTAGCGATACCTGAGTTATTTCCAGCTATCTGAACGGTAGATAGACCGTGATCTTGTCCTGGCATACCGCAGCCACACTCTAGGCACTTGCCAATAGAGGCTGACTTAGCCATAGCGCATTTCATACAAGGGGTGCTGTCGCAGCCACCGTCAGCTTTACAAGCTTTGCAGCCGTCGCATTCGCAGTCAGCGTCAGCTTCCTTTGCAGACATTTCCATAACTGAACCTGACATATCGTTTGTCTCGCCTTCTTCATCTTCGCCGTCTTTCCAGCGAAATAGGTGCTTGATTGCGTCGATAAGCTCTTCAATATCGTCACGCTCATCTGAACCGTCAGCCATCTCGCCAGCTTCAACGATAATAAGCTGAGCTAGTGCGCGACGTGCAGTGTCATAAGACGCCTGATCGAACTTAACTGTGTCTCCTTTAGCTGACTTAACCAGCTCTAGGATTGTTTCTGCTAGGACTGATTTAGCCATTGGTTTCTCCTTTGTAGGTGTTACTGATTTACTTGCGCTTGAATGAGTAGCAAAAGCGTCTGCGTGATCTAAAGTAGCTTGGGCAACATTTAGGCTTTGAGCGCCAAACTGATCTGCTCTATTTCCACCTGCTTCTGTAGCAGGAGCTGGCATATTTCCTGTGTTGTTATCTGGTCCAGCCATAGCAGCGTCATAACGTGATGAAGCGTTATACACATTTTCTCTCACGTCAGCCATACGAGCGTTAGCCGTTTGGTGATCTCCAGCTGCCGTAGCTGTTCGAGCTGCGTCTAATTGCTCTTGAGCTAAATTTAAGGCTCGAATTGCTTGACCTCGAGCTACAACGTCTTGAGATTCACCGCGACGTTCGCCTTTTAAGGTTTCTTTCATATCGTTTAAGTGACCTTGAGCTTTATCTTGAGCTGCCTTCATATCTTTTACAGCTTTAGAGTCGCTGGAGCTTCCTCCACCCGAACCAAAACGACCGTGTTCGTCGCGCTCTTGATCTGGAGAATACTTTTCGATTAGCTCTTCAACCTGGGTAAGTGTGCTTTCGCCACCGACAGACTTAGCTAATACAAGCTGACAGGTAGGGTTAGCAGGTCTATCAACAAGAGATAGTTCTACGATCTGACCGTCCACGATACGACCGTTAGCAGCCTTTGTATCGCGGATTACGCGTGGGCCTTTAATTCCAATAGAAAAGCCTTTTAATACTTTGTGCTCGACTTTACGGATTGAGTTAGGGTCTACAATTTTTGCCTCGACGTAAAATCCGTCTCCCTTTTGCTCGTATTCAGTAGCGACACCAGCTGCAATAGAGCTGTGTTGCTCGCGAATGTTTCCACCAGACTTAAACCATTCTGGGACCGCTTTTGAGAGCCAGTCGTTGTCGCAGATCTGGTTGTCAATATCCAAGTCGTCAGAAGTCGCCTTGCCATAGACCGTCAGTGTTCCGTCGTCGTTTTTGTCATACTTAAAAATCTCCGCGTAGGAGGTAGCGAAATCATTTGCCATTATTGCTTTCTCCTTGTTAAGTCTAGTTGCGATACTTTCACTCATATTTAGTTTTAAGCTGAGTACACGAGGCAGACTGCGCCTGCTGTTGTACCTGCAGTTGAGATTGCATAAATCGAGTCATTACCGTGCATCCAGATTTGCACAGTTGCACTCGGAGCGAGGATTTGACCTCCATTGACACCAGAGGCAACAGTAATTGCGCTATCACCGAGGTAGACAGGTGCTGTGTCGCGGTTTTGGATTTGTACAGCGACGTATCCAACGC